AGGTCGGCGTTGCGCAGGTTAGCGTTGCGCAGGTCGGCGTTGCGGAGTATGGCTCCCTGCAGGTTGGCTCCGCCGAAGGAGGCGTCCTCCAGAATCGCATTGCTGAAATCTGCCTCGCGTAGATCAGTATCGCGGAAGTACGCGGTCGCGAAGCGGCACCCCCGGAAGGACGCCCCTCGCAGGCGGGCATCGGTGAAAGATACCCAGTGGAAGTGTGTGCCGTCGAACCGCGCCCCTGCCCCCTGGATGTTGTTAGCTTGCAAACCGTACAATGTACGGTTGCGCAGGTCAGCGCCGCATAGGTCGGTACCGCCTATATTCAGGTTGTCGGGGTCATTAGTGAAATCAGGGATCATCTGTCCTCCTGTGCCCGGTCTTACCACCTACCGGGCGAGGGCTGATACGGTGCTATGATACTGGATACAAGCCTCCCAGGCGAGTAGCCTCAGCATAACCGCACTCGATTAATGCGTCACGTGCAGCCGCAATAAGACGGTCTTGCCAGTTTTCGCCCCAAATAAGTTTGGGGTGCCGCACTTCCACATATCCCCTCAAGGGATACCAGATGTCGGCGGATAACGACAACTCCAGGGGGCCGTTACTCCCAAACCGGATGTCTTGATAGACGTACACTTTTGTTCGGCATGTCCCCGGCTTGGCATATACGACTTTCGTGATCATCTTCTTATCCATTGTTGTCTCCTTGCTGGCCTTTAGCCCGACCAGCGGGGCCTAAATTAAGCTGACTTGCGGAGTATGGCGAGTACCTCTGCATCCTTGATGACGATTTCGTCCTGGTCCTCTCCGGGGGTGTACTTATCCCCTCCCAGGAGGACGATATCAGACGCATCGCTAGAGCCGTAGCCATATGTAGCCGCTGCATATTTTACAGTGGCGTCGATTGCGTCAATAATTTCGCTGTCGTCTGCGTCCCACCATATCTGGACGGCAACCGCTGATGTGCCGTCCAGATATGACGCGGCGGGGCAATCGTGCTCATGATCCCAGTCCAGGCTGGGGCGGGCATAATCCCCGACCTGGTAGGACTCGTCGGGGCGGCATACGCGCACCCCTACCATTCCTAATGCCCGGCACCTTTCGATTGTGTTCTCGTCCATTTCTCATTTCCTCTTCTTTGTCAATTGGTCTTGACACTATTATGACACATCTTTGGGATTTGTCAATAGGTCTTTACATTAGAGTTTGATTAATGTCTGATTAATGACTTGCGGTCTTGACGCGTGTGGGGATAGCTCGTATAATGGTGGGCGGGCGCATTGCGGTGATGCGCTGCTCATCCCCAGCTGGAGCGCATGGCTCCGCCAACCTGTGGGGGGAGATGGATGGTATAATAGGAAGGATGACGTTATGGGCGCAGCGAGATGGGACCAGGTGCTATCGCCTGAGCAGATGCAATTGCTGACGGCTTATGTGGCTGTAGCATGTGAGTACGGGCATGGGCGGGTCTCAGTGGAGATTAAGGGCGGGCTGCCGCGATATATCTCCGTCGAGTTGCAGGAGACCCTAGACCGTAGCGCACTCACATCTCATCTGGCGAGGCTCCTGGGCGGCGACCGATAGCGCAGTGTGAGTTACGGTCTCTGTCGGGTTATATCCCTGCGAGACTGCCATATATGATGGCAGTCTCGCTTGCGTTGTGCAGGCAGGTGATGTGATGGATGATGATCTAGACGCACAGCTGATTGAGGCGCTGGGCAGGCTGCCAGGTGAGACTAATGTGGCCTGGCAGGCGCTGATCCGATACGCGCGGATGGGGGGTGGAGGGGGGACGCGCTCGCTGCGGCGACTGGCCAGGGAGGGGGGGCATACTATCAACAGTGTGACACGCTGGTCGTCGGTGTACCGGTGGCAGGAGCGGGTAGAGCAGGCTGATCGGGTGATAGCTGAGATGCGGTTGCGGGTGTGGGCGCAACGGCGGCTGGATGTGGACGAGCAGGACTACCAGGACGGCGATAGGTTGAGGGCGCTGGCGCGTCGGGTGCTGGCACAGACTGAGAGGCTGATGGATACAGGGGAGGGGGTGCCACCTGGGGTCGCTGGTCGGGCGCTGGAGATCGCCAGCAAGTTGCAGCGGCTGGCGACGGGCGCTCCGACTGAGCGGGAGGAGCATCAGTTATCGCCAGAGTTTATACGGGCGTTAGAGGTGGTCTATGGTGGTGACGGCGATACCGGAGCGGGTGAGCGATAGCCTCCAGCGGTATCTGGTGCAGGCATCCGAGGCGGGGATGCCGCGTGATCAGGTCGAGCGGTTCCTGCGCTATGAGTACGTTGCGTTTCCAGCGATGATGCGGTTTCACGCGGCGGCGCGGGCGTGCGACCGGCAGGGGGGGCCGGTAGCAGTGGCGATTGGGGGGACCCGGGGGCCAGGTAAGACTCACGCGAGTATGGCGCAGGTGGCATTAGATGACTGTCAGCGAGCGCCGGGGCTTAAGTTCTTGTTTCTGCGCCGCGTGCAGCGGAGCGCGGCGGAGAGCCTGGAGGATCTGACGGCCAGGGTGTTGAGGCAGTGTCCACATCAGTATGCGTCCAGTACTGGCAAGATCGAGTTTAGCAACGGGTCGCGTATCCTCATGGGGGGATTTCACTCGGACGCCGACATAGATCGATATCTGGGGCTGGAGTATGATGGCATCTGCATCGAGGAGGCCACGCGGTTAACTCAGGCGCGCATAGATCAGCTACGCGGGTCTGTGCGTACTAGCCGCAGCGACTGGCGTCCGCGTGTGTATATGACGACCAACCCGGATGGAGTTGGGCTGGGATGGTTTAAGCGGCTGTTTATCCAGCCCTGGCGCGAGGGGCGCGAGACGTGGACGCGGTTTATCGAGGCGCACTATCGGGACAACCCGTTTCTCAATCGCGAGTACATAGACTATCTGGATAGTCTGACGGGCAGGCTGCGTCGGGCGTGGCGGGATGCGGACTGGGATGCGTTCGAGGGGCAGGCGTTCGCGACCTGGCAGTACGATCTACATGTTGTCAGCCCGTTCGCGATACCAGACAACTGGCTGCGCTGGCGCGCGGTGGATGAGGGCTATGCTAATCCGTGGTGCTGTCTCTGGCTGGCGCAGGATCCGCAGACGCGCCGGCGGTATGTGTATCGGGAGGCGTATGCGACGCAGTTGACGGCACAGCAGCAGGCCGAGCGTATCCTAGCTATGACTGGCCAGGATGAGATCATCTACGCGACGTATGCGGACCCAGCGATGTGGGGCCGCAAAAACGCGCTGGGGATGGTGACGACCACGGCGCAGGAGTATGCGGCAGTGGGTGTGCCACTGACCAGGGCGGACAATGACCGGCTACAGGGTAAGCGGAGGGTGGATAGCGCGCTGGCGTTACAACCGGATGGGCTGCCGGGTCTCCAGGTGTTCAGTACATGTTACAACCTGATACGGACGTTGCCACTGCTGGTGCTGGATGATATTAACCCGGAGGATGTGGATACTGATGGCGAGGATCATGCGTATGATGCGCTGCGGTATGGCCTGTCCAATGTTAGGGTGATGACTTTGGATGATGAGCGGCGGCGGCGTGATCGTCGTGCGGAGTCGGACTTGCTCCAGCGGATATGGGAGGCGTTTTGATGGATGAGTTTCGCGAGATACAGACCGTAGCGCAGGAGGTTATCTCTCTCCATGCTGAGCGGGATATGATCCTGGACGAGATGTACCGCATGTACCGGTTGGAGTGGGACGAGGAGCGATTGGTACAACGGTCGGGCAACAACGTCAAAGTCACGAAGGCTCCTGATCCGCGTAATGTGGTGATGGGGGTAACGCGATTGCTCACATCGTCGGAGCCGGTGTTTACCGTGACGGAGGGGCTTAACGCGCCAGATGTGGCGGGCATCTCCAGCCAGATTGAGAATCTAGCGCATATCCTGATCCAGGCGAGCGGACGGGCGCAGGGCGTGCGGCTGATGAATGAGATTGTGCGGAGCGCGGTGGTATTCGGAGTGTTCGTGATTGGCATCACGAGTACTGATGATATGCTGGACGCGATACAGGCATCTGGCACACCTGCTGCTATTGCGCGGGTCAAGCGCATCGCTCAGATGACTCCCTATCTGTTCGAGGTGTACGATCCACGGACGTGCTATCCTGTGCGGGATGGAGTGGGCATGCGGTCGTTTTTGCGCCGGACGGAGGTCACAGATCAGGAGGTGATAGAGCGGTTTGGGGTGGATGCCGTAGAGGGCGGGGATAGCCGAGCACTACGGCGCAAGCGGGTGCTGATGGACTGGTGGGATCTGATGAGTGGGCAGCGGTGCGTATGGCTGGATGGCCAAGCCAAGCCCATCCTGCTGGCGGAGCATGGGCTAGACTTCCTGCCAGTCATCTACCAGACGACCGAGGGTAGCACGATGTTTGCGGAGCCGGAGCGGCAGTTGGAGCCGCTCTTGTACACGTACTACGCGAGCGGCCTCTGGAAGCGCGCCTGCCTAGCGATGACCGCTATCTACCAGGCTATTGCGGCTATGGGGCTCAACCCTCAGTTTATCCAGGAGCTAGGGCCAACTGGTGAGGCAGTCGAGCGGGATTTTACGGTGCCAGGTGGGGTGTTCACGGTGCCCATGGGGAGTAAGTTCTACCCACTGGCTAACAAGGGGCTAATTGATCCGGCTACTCTGACGGGGCTGGAGATCGCGGAGCGCAAGGGGGAGGAGAGCACAGTGTACCGGCAAGCCCTGGGTGGGGGTATAGCATCGGGGCTGGCATTCTCGACGGTCGCGCTGCTGTCTCAGCAGGGGCGGTTGCCGCTGGTCGGGATACAGACTGATGTGGGGTGGGGGGTAGCAGATGCTATCATGGTGGCGTTGCGCTGGATGAAGATCGGGAAGCGGCGTAAGTATAAACTCAGCTATGCCGAGTATAGCGCGGAGATCGCTGCGGAGGATATACCCGACGTTATCAATGTGGACTGCAAGATCGAGGTTGATCTGCCGCAGGACAAGTTGCAGATGGCTAATGTCGGGAACTTGCTCACGCAGGCTGGGTTGGTGGATAAGGCCTGGGTGCGGGAAAACATCCTACAGATTACCGATCCAGATGCAGTTGACGAACGCATCATGGCCGAGCAAACCAAGCAAGCACTATTTGGCGAGTGGCTTAAAGTTTTCGTGCAGTCGCAGACGCAGCAATTCGCGCAGGAGATGATGCCACCTGGGCAGGGGATGATGCCACCTGAGCAGGGGATGATGCCACCTGAGCAGGGGATGATGCCACCTGAGCAGGGGATGATGCCACCTGAGCAGGGCGCGATGGGAGTACAGGGGCTGGAGGGTGGATTGCCTCCGCAGTTGGCAGCGATGGGCGGACAGCCTATCCCAGGGGCTGGAGGCGTGCCAGAGGGTATGACCAGTGGATAAGCGCCAGCTAATATCTCCCCTATATCAGGGGATGGCCGACTTTCTGCGTTGGCGAGATGCGTTTCTGGATGACTACTCGCGGGGGCTGGCGCAGGAGGCTGCGCAGGTGTTGCTACAGGCGATGTCACCAGAGATGGTGCTATATCTCATGTTGTCCAGACCAGACGACATGCAACAGTTGATAGACCTGGCAACGACCAGGGAGAGAGGAGGTTGATATGCCGACCAATGATACGTATGTGCCGTCCACCTATACAACCTTCAGCCAGGCCAGAAAAAAAAAGGGGAAACCACCAGCGTATAACCCATTTGCGGCTGTGCCAGGTGCGCCAGCGTCGGTCGTGCCAGGGGCGCTTCTACCCGCGACGGCGTATAACCCGTTTGCGGCTGTGTCAGGTGCGCCAGCGTCGGTCGTGCCAGGGGCTTCACCAGGCGGTGGGTACTACTACTATGCGCAAAATAGCCCGTATGGGGGCTATGGGTATGTGCCAGCCACCTATACGACACTCCAGCCCTTCCGCGCGCAGGCGCTGGCAGGTGGTGTTACAACTCCAGGAGGGGCAGGGGGAGGGTATGGCCGCTGGTACAGTGGGCCGTATCGTTATGGTACTGGTGGTGGCGCTGGCTGGTATGGTGGTGCTACTGGGCCACAGGGTGAGACGTATGGTGGGGGCTGGGGCAACGCCAACCTAGTGTCCAATCTGGGGTCGGAGGAGCGGCCATACTATGTGCCGTCGGGCTATGGAGATAAGATGTATGGACTGTCTGACCTCAACGTGGACCCGGTTACGGGCGAGTTGACAGGGTCGCTCAATCGGTATGGGCAGCCATTGGGCACTACTGCGCCACTACAGACGACACATCGTCGGCTGGGAGGGCGCAACTACCGGCGGCGTCGGACGCCTGAGGAGGTCGAGCAGATCAATCGCCAGCAGGGTAAGCTTGGGCCAACCATCCAGGATATCCACAAGTATCGCAAGGGCAAGAGTGGTGGCGGGGGTGGTGGCAGTGGCGGGGGTGGTGGCAGTGGCGGGGGTGGTAGTGGATCCTCGCCCAATTGGTACAACGACATGATTAACTGGAACAAATGACCAGTCAGATAGCAGGCGATATCCATAAGTACTTCGGTGCCGCTGAACAGCCAGCGCCGCAACCACCACGCGAGCCAGTGCAACCGCCGCGCGAGTCTGTGATAAGCGCGCAGCAAGCTGACATTGGCCGGGCTGTGCATGAGTACTTCCGGCCAGAGCCTCTGCCTCCTGTGACTGGTAGGAGCTACTGGGAGGATCCGCGGAACATTGCTATGCACTATCAGGCGCAGTTGGCGGCACCTCCTGGCGCGGATATTGGTAGTCAGTACGGCTGGGATACCCAGGCTGTTGCGGATGCGTATGAGTACATGCGCACCCGTCATAACGGGGATCCGTGGTGGATGTGGAAGCCGCTGGACGAGAGTGATCCATATCGCGCCATATTGCAGCAGATGGGGGAGCCACCTCCAGAGGCGCAGTACAGGCCAGGCAAGACGTATGAGTGGCAGGTAGAGACACCATCAGAGACAGCCGCAGTGGGAGAGCCGCAGTTGCCTGGCCAGTGGCCGCAGATGGGATCAGCGGAGTACCAGGCGCTCCCCGGCTGGCAAAGGTTTATGATGTCAGTGCAGTCGAGTGGGGCGCTGAGCGGCGTCGAAACTATGCTACCCTGGGCAGGGTTCACGCTATTAACTGGTGGTGTGGCTGGTCTAGCAGCGTTACCGTCTATGCTATTTGGTGGAGCTGCGCTGGGGCATTTCACATCTGAGCAGACGTTTGGTAAGCTGAAGGGGCTGGGGGGCTGGCGGGAAGCGTTGGCAAACGTGCTACAACCGCTGGCGCAAAAGACGTTTTTGGCGCTGAATTGGCCGACGGAACGCCTCGAACAGGCAGTTGGACTGCTGACGCAATTGGGCGAGCATAGTGTACAGAGCAGCGCGGCATACGCTGCGGGTATCACGGCTGGAGCGCTCAATAAGGTTTTTGATTTGGACCTCAACGCGCTTGCGATGATCCAGACGGGTAGGAGCGAGGCTGAGAAGCTATTGGCTGTGCTGGGGGATTTAGAGTCGGCATGGCAGGCGGGGCGTCTGACGTATGAGGCCACTGCGCTCACCCCTGTAGGTAGGGCAGTTGGCAATCTGCCTGCGGCGATGTTCAACGCGGGGTTGTTGCCTGAGGTTGTCTGGGATTACCTGCGGACTGGTGATACCGATGTAGTGTTCAACCGCATGGCGGGGCCGGGGGAGGTGTGGGTATTGGGGCAGGCCGAGCCGGTCAGGATCAACCGGGCTGGATTGGCGATAATGGACGCAGCGCGTCAGGAGATTGCTCAGGGGGCCGACTGGCGCGATGTGTACAACAAGTATTTTGCGCAGTTGGGGATGAGTGGTCAGCTTGCGGATTTGGTGGCGCAGTCGCTGGCGGACCCACTCAACGTAACACCCCTCGTAGAGAGCAGGGCGCTGGCGTTGTTCGGTAAGGCGACACGTAATCCTGTACTAGTCAAGGCAGCGCGTTTGGCATCACAGGCGGGCGAAGGTGCGATTGGCACGCGGAGGGTGTACCGGGCGCTGCTGCCAACAGAGTTGCGCCCATTCGAGATGTCTCCAGGGCAGCTTAAACTAGTGGGGATCAACCCAGAGACTGGGGCGTATGAGAGTCTGTCTCCGGCCAGAACGGTGCAGCGGACGGCCAGGAGCATTGGCGAGGCTGCGGTGACGCTGGGCGAGTCTCCATTCAATCCTGGAGCATGGGTCGGGTTTGTGCGCAATCTGTTCGAGTTGACTCCAGATAGCCGGTACAAGGCAGTGCTCGAAATGGCGCATGATAATGCGGGGCTGCTGCTCAATATGGGCGGGGATGATCCTAAAGAGATGTTTCGCCTGGTGCGCGCGTGGAGAGAGTTGGATTTGCGGGAGGCGGCGGCAGCAGCGGAGATACTGGGGATGCCAGAGGCAGCGACTGTCAAGCCGGGGCTCAGCGGGCTGGACGTGGACGCGCTGGAGAAGGTATGGGATATGGGTGCCAGCGCGCGGCGTGTCCTGGACAATCTCAGTGAGGCGCTAGGTGAGAGACGGGCGAAAGTTCTGGATATGCTGCATGACGCGCGTAGGGGGGATACGCGCTGGGCGGAAACTCTGGTACAGAGGATCAAGGATCAGGCGGCTCAGCGTGGTAAGGCAGGCGTTCTGGGGGATGATTTCAACGCACGCGCCTTAACAGAGGCAATGGCGTATCTCGACGAAAACTGGTGGGCGGCGGATGCTAGTGCTGCGCGGGCAGTACTGCATAATCACATCCTAGACGAGGTGAGCAGTTACGCGCTCGCTGCGTATGGCGTCAGGCCTGGGAGCAAGGCGGAGCGGCTGACCAGCGCGCTCAAATCCGTCCAGAGCCTGCTTGTGCTGGGGCTAAATCCAGCATACAAGCTGAACAATGACATCTCGAACACAGTTGGGGCGCTGAGCGAGGGGATATTTGGGATGGCGAGTGATGCGACCATCCGCGCATTTTTCGATGGGTTTGGCGTTAGTCCATACCGGTATCGGGCGGGGATTGGCGCAGCAGATATCGAGGTACGACCAGAGACGACGGGCAGGAGCCTGACTGAGACAGAGCGTGTGCGGCAGGCGTATGAAACAGGGGGGGTGAGCGCTGCCGAGCGTGAAGGGATAGAGAGCGTAGAGGTGCGGTTGAGGGAGCGGAAGCGCGCGGGTGATGTGCTCCAGAAGGTTCAAGATGTGGCACAGCGCGTAGGGCGCAGGGGGCCTGTCACTACATGGGCGGCCAGGGCGGAGCAGCAGGCGAGCGCGCGTGCTGCATACTACGGCATCAGGCAGGCGTTTACTCGACTATGGACGCGGGAGCAGATGATACCCGGTATGTCTCCAGAGTTACGGTCGAGGCTAGATCAGATTGATCCACGATTACATGATACGCTGATGACGATTGTCGAGCGGTCGTTAAACCCAGATGCTATGGCAGATGCGGTAGTACGGGCGCTGAGTGGGGAAATAACTAGGCGGGTTGTTGATGACCATGTGGATGCGGTTGCTGCCGATATGGGCATCGCGCCGGCGGATCTGCGTGATATGCTGGAGAGTACTGGCGTAGCGCAGGAGATTAACATGCGCATCGAGCGGGGTGCGAGTGTTGATGATGCGTTTGCGGAGGCTGAGGGGAGAGTCCAGCAGTGGCTAGACGCGAAACTTCAGGCGGACTTGGTGGCAAAAGCGCATGATAGCCAAGCGCGCGTGTCGAGTGAGGGCTATATCGCCGCAATGGATTTGATGACGGACCTGCAATTCAAGCTGGAGGAAGTGTGGACGCGGCATTTTTCGATGTGGCAGCGGACATACGAGATGGCGGCGATTACGTCCAGTGGTCAAGCGCGCCGAGAGATTATACGGACCCGGGCTAATGAGGCGCGCGCACAGTGGCGGGCTTACCGGCAGTGGGAGCGGGCTACATGGGCGGGTGTGTTGCGTGAGCTGGGCTTTGGGGAGGGCAAGGCGGCAACACATGAGGCGCGCTTATTTATGCGCCTGATGAAGGGGCTGCACGAAAGCTGGGGGCGGTTTTTCGATACGGCTGGGCAAAAGTATGAGGCGTACTTTGAGCGCTCAGCGCAGATGGATGCGCAGAGGCGGGCGGCTGAGTGGAGCAAGCTGCAACAGGAGCTGAGTGATCTGTACGTTGAGTATGCTGCCCGCGAAAATCGTTATAACAATCTGTTGGGTTATGCGTTCATCAAGATGTTCGGGGAGCAGTATGGGGCAGCGCGCGCAGCGGGGGCCGCGGAGTGGTGGCAGGCGGTGCGCATACTCAGTACAGAACGGCAGGAGCTGATGCGCGCGTTTCGCGCCTGGGAACGCGGCGATATAGCGGGGATTGGGCGTGAGGACGTGCTTGAGCTGGTGAGGGGGCTGGATCCGAAAAAGCAGCGTCATGTTTTGTGGCCGCGGTTTCTGCGTGAGTTGTATCTACCCACCATTGGCAAGCTGATAAAAGCGGGGCTGGATGCGGCATCTGCTATGGCTGGAGTTACTACAGCGGCACCAGAGACAGATATCGTGGCGCGTTATGAACAGACGTTGGAGGGGCTGCGCAGGGGTGAGTACCGGCCAGGGCAGGAGGCTGGAACACTTCCGCCAGAGGTCGCGCCAGTAGCATCAGCATGGGACGATGCTGATATGCGCAAGCAGTTGCAGCAGCTAGGCTATGTCAATCAGGAGATTCGCGATATTGGGTTGGAGCAGGGGCGGAAGATCATAGATGAGCAGCGGGTTTCGGATGGGCGCGCATTGTATGAGAGCCGCAACGCGGGATTGATGGGGCCGCGGGATCAGCTAGGTGATCCGCACTTGCCACAGTGGTTCACGGACGCGGTAGGTGGACAGATGGCATACTATGCGGGGTTGTTCTACGACTGGCTACCAGCGTCTGATGATGCGGTTATTATCGTTAAGACGCAGACCAATGATGAGCCGGGAGGCGAGTTTGAGGGGTCATATCGGGTGAGCCAGAATCCTATGTGGTATCGGGAGTGGGTGCAACGGCGCAAAGAGGCGGGGTTGCCACCTATCAGCCGTAAATCAGTAGAGAGCGCGTTGCAGCGCATTATGGAGAATAATGGCCGGGATGCGATTCGATTTGGCGAAAGCACCATCGAGGAGCTGAAGCGCGTTATTCTGGATTTTGCGCGCCAGCATAACGACGAATATTTTGACCTGTATGACCAGCCGTACATCTGGTCGGCAATCGAGAAGGGGGATTTTGACAGGGCTGCGCAAATATATGATGCCTGGGTGACATCTGATGAGGTTGGGCAGCAACTATCATACGATGATCTAGTGCTGCTGGCGGGTGGTGAGGAAAATCTCAAATTGGTGCAGGATCATTGGGCGCGTGACGAGTGGCGGGAGAATCTGTTGGAGCGGTTCAGCCAGGAGTATGATGAGATACTGGAGATGGCAGCGAGGCAGCAGGAGGCGAGTTACGCGCGCCCATACGAGCGGGATAATGATGCTGCTGTTGACGATGCCATAGAGGAAATCAAAGATCAGGTGATTGGTGATGACTGGGTATCTGGGCTGGATGAGCATATCACAGAACAGCCAGAGATACAGGAGTTCGCGCCGTTGGATTTGTTGGACGAGACGGGCGAGCCGTTGCAGTTGAGCGCCGATGATCTAGACGCGTTGCGAGACGACGGGCGTATGCCATTCGAGACGTTTGGGGAATTCGAAAATCTCGTGGATATGTCTCGTCCAGTACCTGTGGACGATTGGGAACAGATGAGAGAGGCGGGGACGCTGGACGCGTATTTGACTGGCCAGGCTCCCTTGATTGAGGAACGGCGTAAAAATGCCGCGTTGCGCGCGATGGTGGACGAGTTACAGCAGAGGTTGCGAGATGCCACAACCGATCCTGATACAGGGCTGCCAGTCTGGAAGCATCACAGAGACCGTGTAGAGGCAGCACCAGTTAAGCTGGCTGTTGATGTGTCGGGGCTGAAGTTTGTGAACGACAACTTTGGGTTCAGCAGTGGCAATGCGTTGTTGCGCGCGTTTGCAGATGTGACCAGGGATTTCGGATATGATGCTTATCGGGTGGGCGGTGATGAGTTCGTTTTGACGTTTGATACGGTCGTGGATGCGGAGGCAGCGGCGGCGCGCTTGCAGGCTGAGTTTTCCGCGGTCTATGTGCCGGTACAGAGACCTGGGGAGGATGTCCAGTACTTTCGGGGATTCTCGATTTACACGGGTATTGGTGACACATTTGATACTGCATATCAGCAGGTTGACCAAGCCAAAGCCGCGTATAAGGCGGAAAACCCGGAGCTGGTGAGAGGGGGACGGCCTCCCACCATTGCGGAAGCGGCGCGGCTGTATAACATGGCGGATGTACAGGAGCGCAAGCGGGCGCTGATTGATCTATTCCGTTTCACAGAGGAACAGGCTGATGCGGAGTTGGTCATACTTGACCAGGCAGCGGAGGTCTGGTCGAAGCGGACAGGCAATGCCAAAGAGATGTTCTGGTATGGCACAGGCGCGCGTAAGGGCGGAGGTGGTGGGCCGTTACCTGAGGGGGCAGCAGAGATTCAAGCGACGATGGGGGGGTATCCGCGTGGCGCGCTAGAGGTGGTGGACTCTACTAGTCGTATGATTTGGGCGCTGGATCAGGCGGACGTGGATACATGGCTACATGAGAGCGCTCATTTGTTCTATGTTCTGGCCGACAATGAAACCCGGATGTTGATTAATCAGAAGTTTGGCGGGAACACTGATGACTTTGCTGATGGTTATGTGCGCTGGCGGGCATATGGGGAAGCGCCAGGCGGTGCTATCCGGGCAATGTTCGAGAATTTCCGGGCATTTGTGCGGGATGTACTAGAGCGGGTAGCGCGCGTCATGAAACTGCCTGAGAATTGGTTGCCAGGCAGACCGCTGGACGCGGAGATGGAGAAGGTTTATAAGCGGCTATTCGAGCTTGACCCGTGGGAGATGAGCGCGCAGCGATATGCAATCATTCCTGATCCGAGTGGGGGCACACCACGGGAACGACTGGATGAGCATCCGCATCTGGTGATGGACGCATTGGCTGATGGTATTCCAGTGCGGGATGATGTTATTCTGGAGTATCCGGGCATTAAGCAGGCTATAGCCGAGTGGATTGAGCCGGGTAAACCTGTCCCAGTAGATGTCATTGCGGCAAGTGGCGATGTGCCGCGAGAGCCTCCGACGCGGAAGCCAGTGGAGCTGCGGGCTGAAGAAGCGCCGCCAGTGGAGCTGCGGGCTGAAGAAGCGCCGCCAGTGGAGCTGCGGGCTGAAGAAGCGCCGCCAGTGGAGCTGCGGGCTGAAGAAGCGCCGCCAGTGGAGCTGCGGGAGAAGGCGAAAGAATTAGCAAAGCGCCAGATTTACCAGCCATCACGCGATGTAATAAAGCTGCTGGCTGCCCATGGGCTGGATATAACCAAGCTGGAGCCTGAGCTTTACTTAAAAATCAAAAATCCGCCATTCCTTGATTTGGTTGTTGAGACGCACAAATTGCCGGGTGTGCGTGAACCGCTTGGATTGTTTTTGACGCATTACGTCGAGGAAAACGGCGATTGGATTATTGATACCGAGATGGTCTTTGAGATTCAAAACCTCAATAAGGCTGGGGAGAGTGACTGGCAGATGTGGCAGTTGACCCCCTATGAGTATGGGTATCGTGATGTCATCAGGGGGGGCGAACGGCGACTTCGGAATATTAGCAACAGCGAAACACGGAAAGCGTTTGAGACATTTGCTAAAAATCTCCTGGATCAGGGTTTTGCAGACGGTGAGATAGTTGATCCACGGGCTGAACGGCGAGCGCAGTTAGCGCGGGAGAGAGAAAGCGCATTCCTAGATGCGATTGTTGAGCGCCTACGGGTGGGCGGATTAGAGGCTGACCGCAAAGCGTTTGAGACAATGGCGGAAGAGGCTGGGTTTGATTTACGGAATGAGCGTGAGCTAAACCTAATCTATGATCTGTTTGAGGGGGCGTTGAACATCCTGGCGCGCGACTTGCGCAGGGATATTGGGGATTTGTCGCTTGACCAGAGATTGGAATACCTGCAACGTCTGGAAGAGCGATTGCTGAAGGCGCGTCGGACAATTGGGAAGCTGGAGTTACAGCAGTTCTCGACGCCTTTGCCTATTAGCGAGGCGGCTATGTATGCGGCGGATGTGCGGCCTGGCGATACGGTAGGCGAGCCGACCGCGGGGACAGGAAACCTCGTGGACGGCTTTTGGGCTCGGGATGATATTGCAGTGCGGGTGAATGAGATTGATCCGGGGCGACAGTCGGTGTTGCGTCTGATGGGGTATGAGCCGAGTGGCATAGATGTGCTGAGCGGGCAGTGGGTAGTAGGCGCTGATGGGAGGCCATTGGGGGCATGGGCGGACGTGATGATCATCAATCCGCCATGGGGGGCATACTCGAGGGGGATTTACGGGAAACCTGTTGATGTGCCAGTCAAGGGGATGAATGACTGGAGCCAGAGATTTAGCCATTTGATCTGGTCGCGCTTATCACCTGGGGGCCGAATGGTGATTGTTGCGCCCACCAATTGGGTATATACTAAAGACCGCAAGACCGGCAAGATCAATTATAGGCGGTCTGAGTATCTGAAGTGGCTGGATGCCACTGGCTATGTGCGCGCTGTTATCGAAGCGCCAGCAGGGTCATACGACACCAGGGCGACAGGTGTTGGAAGCCTGTTGATCGTGGTGGATAAAGTCACTCCGGCATTACGACAGCCGGGTATCGAAGCGTTTGGGGAGAAGGCTCCCCATGACTGGCGCGCGTATGCGGCGCTGGTTGAACAGATTGGAAAGCGAGGTGATAGCGATGTTACCAGAGCACACAGTCAGACCGCAGCGGCCGACCGTGTTGAACCAACCCGGCCAGCTACAGGGCCAGACGCAACAGGGCTTGTTGATCCAGCCGCCAGGCGCGGGGAGAGCCGGGGCAATCCAGCAGATATTGGACGGTTGGAAACTGAGAGAGAACCCACTAGCATTCCTGACGCTGGGGCCGCTGAGCGAGGAAGAGTTAGCGGAGCAGGTTTGGGAGCTGGACGAATCGGGGAGACTGGAGCAGACGTTATCCGGGCTACAGGAGAGGGAGGGGGTGCTGCTGCCAGCGTGGTGGGAGAAGAGCGCGCGGGAGTTTCTGAGCGAATTTCTGAGCCTGCTAGAGAGTTATCTCCGGCAATCGCAGAGAGCATTGAGCGCAGCAAAGCTACAGTTGCTAGTTCTCGAAACTTTACACTCTATACAGCAAGAGCACCTCTCCGACCAGATGATGTAAGTAATCCTCATCCAGCAGCGGTTGTCGAAACCAAAGCGCTGGCTGGGGTTGATTATCCTCCCCTGGAAGAGGCGTACAGGCCTTCGGATAGCGTGATGGGGGCGTTGCGCCGGCGCGTTATCAGCACGGAAGGGAATCTTGATCCAGTCTGGGCGGCTATCCAGCAAAACGATAAGCATAATAGTGCGCTGCTGGTTGCGGATGATGTGGGAATGGGCAAAAGCCGTACTGCGGCAGCGTATGTGCTCGACCGTATCGAGAAGGGGCGCAAACGCATTCTGGTCATCACGAAGGGCAAGCAGAACGTTGATAATCTGATGCAGGTGGAGTTTCCGGGCGTGTGGGGCGGCAGGGTGGATGACTTTGGCGCTTGGGTAGAGGTGCCCGGCACATATATCGCTCAGCGGTTTGAGATCAGCGGCGAAACGATGCCAGAGGTCAAGCGCGGAGAGGCTCCATTGCCATTGGTGGATGGGCCAGCAGTGTATTTCATTGCTGAAAACAATGTGGCGGCATTCCAAAAAGCCCTGGAGGATGCGGAGTTTGATTGCATTGTGGTGGACGAAGCCCATGCGTTCCGCAATTCCGACACGCAAAAGGGGGCTGCGTGGTACAGCCTGCACAAAAGTTGGCTGGAGAGAAATGCGAACATGCTGTATCTGACGGCAACACCAGGCGCGGATGTGATGGATTTGCAGTATCTGTATGGTTTGCGCTTGTGGACGCCTGATGGGTTCGGTGACTGGCTGAGTATTATTACAGGGGACAAGACCGCTGAGGATGTTCAACGTAAGGTCGAGGCCGAAGAAAGAGTATTTGAGTATGCTTCGGCGTTGGAGCAAGCGCGCAGTGAGATCAGCATCCAGCCTGAGACTATTAGTCCTAAGTGGGGGTATAGAGAGATACAAGCCGTCAGAGTTGGTGATTACATCATTTATAAAGATCGGTTTTTGTATGAGATCAGGCACTCGCCAGTTCCTGGCGATATTGGGGAATACGCGTATGGCAATCTGCGCAGCGAGACTGAGGCTATCATCATAGCTGATATTGCTATGAAAAACGGGGGTGATATTTACGAGGCGGTTGAAACGTATAGAGGGCGCTTCCCGGATGTCAGCCGTACCGATGTCTATAATGCGGGCTACAAGGATGCCAGCGATATCCAGGCCAAAGTAGATAAGGGCACGTTTGGTCGGGGCGGGAAGCGGAGCGCCTGGGAAATGACGCTAACACCAGCGCACACAGAGAACATCATGCGCGAGCTAAAGATAGGTGGGTATTACGTGTCGCGCGATATCAGCCGAGCTGGGGTCGAATTCAACGTTAGAGAGTATCTACCAGACGATACTGGAAAGAAGCGGTTAGAGAAACGCATAGCGCTCTACCGCAGGATCATTAATGCGTTTCAGACTTTCGGAAGAGAGAATCAGGGGCCGAAAAAGATGTCGGCGTTGTTTGGCGTAAATGGAGACATCCAAGCCGACGTTAAACGCACATTGTTCGATATTCGGTTGCGGGGGGCAATCGAAGAGGCTAAGGCGGCATTAGCGCGTGGCGAAAAGGTCGTTATCAGCGTTATCAGTGTTAGCGATGTTGAGGGCGGGGGGCGATTGCTGGAGAATGCTATCAGCAAAATCAACACAAAGCGGGTAGAAAATAAGGGGGGTGGGAAGTACAGTGATCCTGAGGAAATCCCCGAAGCGCTGTTGGCCGTTGGGGAGCTGAGGGAGGCGGCTGCGGAGCTGGGCGATTTGGCATCGCCACTGGATATACTCCGCATGGAGTTTGGGGGCCGAATCGGATTTGTGACTGGCAAACAGTCGGCCAAAGAGCGCGCCAGCGTGACCAGGGCATTCCAGCAGGATCAACTGGACGTGGTGTTAATCAGTGGTGCTGGAAAGACTGGAATCAATTTGCATGATACTACGGGCAAGCGCCGCGTGCATCTAATCGTGGCAGACTACGAGTGGTCGGCAACCAATTTCAAGCAGGAATTGGGGCGCGTTGATCGCACTGGGCAAAAGACATCACCTATCGTTACTGTACTGCATACTGGTACGGCGAGCGAACGCAAGTTTGTTGCCACTATTACGAATCGCATGAAGGGACTTGGAGCAGTCAGTAAGGGTGAGGGTGAGAGCACTGGTACAACGGCTCTATCTGCGGAGTTCGAGTTTGGCACATTTGTTGATCGGTTAGCTATGGCTAACACGTGGGCAATTATCGGGCCTGATTACCGCGGCTGGTTCTTGGACAGGTATTTCAACGATCCGCAGATAGATGGGGCTAAGCGGTCGTCTTTGCCAACTACAAATGAGGCGATTCAGAAGTTCCTTATGGCGTTCCAGCAGATGCCGCGTGAGATTGGCAATGAAATTTATGATATGTTCGAGAAGGAAAGACTGAAGCTGACCAATAGCGATGTTGTTGAGTTGGACGAGGCGGCCAGGGCACAACGGTTTATGGGGGAGATACTGCGCGAGACGGAGCTAGCAAACAATCTGCGACTCACTGAGGTGCGGGCAGACGATGGCACAAAATACGGTATCGTATCGGGCGTGATGTCTCCTGTGATGAATCGTCTGCGCAATCTGATCGAGCCAAATTACCAGCAACGAGTTATCTACGAGGGGCAAAAGGCACAACAGTGGATGCGCTGGGTACAGTTCCACGATGCTAAGCAGAATAAGTATGTCAGCGGGATCATGGTGCGGACTGGGCGTGTCAAGGCCGTGGGGGAGGCGTTTGGAAAACTGATGGCGAGTAGTTATAAGCCAGAGACGGCGTTATCTGATATTCTGGCAGGGGATAAAATCCCAATCCATGGGGCAGGCGACGCGGATTGGAAATTGTATTTGGGGAGTGGTGGGTATCGGTCGGGTTTGATCGTTGTAGAGGGGGCAAAACTTTCGCAGCGCGATGCGCTGATGACGAATGGGGCAATATACGATGCGCGCGGAAGCTTTTTCCATGTTGAACCAGAGAAACTGCAAGAGTTTCTGAAGCGGTTTCCGATACGTGATGTGGCTCCACCCCCAGATGTGTCATACCAGTGGGCAGGCAGCGCGCGCCAGCCTGCGTTGTATCAATGGGCGGTGCCAGAGAATGGTACGGGGAGGGTTCCGAAGCCCAGCCCGGACGCTGAACAGGTTAGTAGATCAATTAGGGGTATCAGCGTTATCCCCTTGCCGAGGCCACTGAGTATCGAGAGCGGGGGGCGTAAATGGCGAGTGGTGGGATTTGTCTTTGATGAGGGCAAGTTTTTGGCCTATGTGCCAGAGCGGTTTTCCAGCCTGAGATCATTCCGCGTGGAGGACAAGCGAGCGCGTCTGTTGGGATTCAACGAAAAGGGCGAGTGGGTATATACCCTGGATGATAACAAGGTCTATACACGTCCAATGGAAAATCAGCAGCAGCCCATGGCGGCAGGGCCACTAGCATTGGGAACACTGGATGCGGTTGGTGCATCTCCCACATTCCACAGTGAGATACAGGCTGAGGGGTATCGAAATTGGGTGTTGCCTGCGCTGGATGCCATTCAACAGCGGATGAAAAGCGAGCCGGGCGTAAAGTTGAGTGGGGTTGATGAAAACACTATGCGCCTAGTCAAGCAATGGATGGCGCAAGTCCAGCAGCGAATACCCGTAGCAAAGCGCACAGCAATTAACCTGGGTATGGCGAAGCGGGATGCGGCGCTGTACAACTATAGTAGACGGCGCAATATTGATACGTTCATGGGTATGATCTACCCGTACCACTTCTGGATGACGCGCAACGCGGCTATGTGGGCTATACGTCAGCTTGATCGGCCAGCCTGGGCATCTCAGATGGCGCGCCTGGCGCAGTTCATGCGCACCTATGAGGACAAGGATGACCGTCCATCCAGAATGAAACGCAAGTTCTACATTCCGCAGGCGTGGTTGCCAGATTGGGCAGGGGGTGGAGTGTGGGTTGATCCAATGTCCAAGCTATTTCCACATTCTGAAATGTTGCGGCCACTGGATTACTTCATGCAGTCACAGACGCGGCTAGTGCGCATAGCCACTCAGCAGTTGCGCGATTGGGCGAAGGCAGGGGATATTACTGCACAGGAAGCGGACGAGGCTGCTCAGGCGAAAAGCGGTGCCCTGTGGGAGCGCGCGTTGGCGATGGCTAGGCGGAATGAGGGGAGTGATTGGACAGATTACATGAGCCTATTCACTACCCCAGCGATGTATTTGACGTTGCCTTACAAGGTGGCGACTGGCCAGGCTGGGGAGCAACAGCCATTGCCACTCAGCCGTCTGATACAGGGGATAGCGACGGCGACTGGAGCGGACTGGCTGAAGAACCTGGATGTTGAGGCGACGTTACGGGACAAGTTGGGGTACAGCAAGTTCGGACAATTTGGAGATTACTACGTCGAACGGCAATTGGCAAATATGGCGATTGAGGGGCTTATCACGCCAGAAGAGGCTACGCGAGCGATGATCGAGAAGTCAGGCGATGCGTATGCCGAAGCGCTGAAGCGGGTGGAATTTGAGCAGATGGCTAAAAACCCTGGGCTATCAGCAGTCTATAGTTTGCGCCAGATGACCATGGGCAAGGCAGGGATTGGGGATGTTCTGAGCGCGATGACGACGACATTGCTACCCGGGTCCATCATTCCGCAGGGCGAATTGCAGTATCGTGGTCTGGTCAATGAGTATAATGCGGCGTTCCAGCATTTCAAGGCGACTGGTGATGATAGCCTAATAGATCAATTCTACGATGAGCATCCAGAGTATGAGGCGCGCCGGGCGTTATATCGCAATCCGCAAGACCGCATTAAGTACTACCTGATAAACGAGGTGTGGGACAGATATGCGGCGCTGCCAGAGTTGCACAAGAAACAGGTGCGAGAACAGTTAGGCGATAAATTTACCGAGGGGTTTTTGAGCCGGGAGACGCGTGACTATGATAGCCTGAGCGCGGAGACATTGGCAGGTTGGGCGCGTTTGTTGGGTGGCGCAGCGTTGCCAGGCATGGGCGAGGCAGCGGAGACGCGGCCGCTGGAGTTAGCAGAGCAGGGGCCGACAGATGCGTACTCAGCCTATGTTGCGGAGAAACAGCAACGGTTTGCGGAGATTGATCGGGTGCTGAGCGCGTACTATGCAGCAGACCAGCGGACACAGGATGCGATGCGTGTGGTTAACCCACAGATTGACGCGTACTTCAACTGGCGTTATCAGTTCATGGCAGACCATCCAGAGCTGATTGAATACCTAGTCAGTGAGGATAGTAAATTGGCTGGGCTAAAGCCAGAGGTGTCGCGCTGGCTGGCGCAATACTATGCCGACCGTGGTCGCATGTTTCCAGGGATTTTTACCCTTCAGGATCAGTATTACGCGCTGAAGGGGAGGGAGGCCAGCGCGTTTAAGAAACAACACCCTGAGCTAGAACAATACTGGACATGGCGCAGGGCATTTCAGGCGCAGCACCCTGAAATCATTCCATTTGTGAACAGCGTCGAGAAGGTTGCGGAGGGAGTATTAGGTAAGGGATATGGTGAGAAGTACTCTGGAATTGATCTATCTAAGCTGCCGCGCGATATTCAGGCTGATCTATTCGGGTACACGTTCTATGGCGCGCGGTTGACGCGAGGCAGTTATAGCTACCTGCGATATCAGTGGGAGCGCGCTGGACGGCCAATGGGGTCATTCGATGGATGGCTAAATGCGTTGACTGGTCGGTAAAATTTCTGGTATAATCTTGGGTGTTGCCTGGCTGTAAATGTGGCATACGTTCGGGGCACAGTCGTGAGACTGTGCCCTTTTCGCGCAGGAGGTAAAAATGGGTAACGAACAGACTCCCCTGGGTTTCAGTGGCACTCAGCCTGACGGCCAACAGGCTGGGCAAAGCGTTTCTCCTGAGGGCGGAGCGCAAGCGGCTGGAGCGCAGCAGGTGCAGTATGTGACGTTGGAAGAGGCGCGGCGGATGATGCAAGAGGCAGTTGCAGAAGCACTCCGTCAGGCGCAGAGTCACACTGATAAGACCGTGGCACATTTGACCGAGCGGCTTGGGCGCGGTGCCGGTGTGGGAGCGCAAGCATCGGATGGCGCTGCTCAAGTTACTCCAGTGGAGCAGGATGTTTCACAGGAGCGCGTCGAGTGGGCAAATCGTGAGGCGCAGCGCATCTATGAGCAGTTGGGAGAGGTGTTGACTGGAAGTGATGATGATGCGCCCTTTCGGGCGCTGCTTGATGAATCCAGCCCAGAAGCGTTTATTCGCACTCTGCCAGCAGCAGTGATCGCAAAGCGCCTGGCGCGCGGTAACAGTGGTGGCCAGAATGAGATACCTTCCAGCGCGGCGGCCAGAGCAACCGCGTTGACATCTGGAGGGATGGCAACGCGGGCAGAACGCAAATACGATGATATTCCGAACCTGATTGGGCGAGGAATGGATCAGGCATTGCCGCGTAGGCGGTAAGGAGGTGATGTTATGGCATTCAACTTGGCGCAGGCAGCTAAGCTGGAGAAGCACGAGCTGCGGGCAGGGATCATGATGAACCTGCTGCGAGCTGGGCCGATCCTCAACTACCTGTCGTTCGAGAATGTTTCTGCTTTCACGTCTATCGCGCTTCGCTGGACTTCGCTCCCATCTGTGGCGTTTCGGCGCGTAAACCAGGGGTACACGACCAGTGAAGGCGACGTAGAGCAGGTGTATGAGTCTGTCTATGGTTTCGGCGGCGATATGGAGATTGATCGCGTCTTTGATAAAGTCAAGGCCAGCATGGTTAAGGATCCACGCACCCTGCTGATCGAGATGAAGACAAAGGCGATGGCGCTGCAATTCAACAACTACTTCATCAATGGAGATCATGCGGTTGATCCTGATGGTTTCGAGGGGTTGAAAAAGCGCATCTCCAACATGCCGTCTCGACAGACGATCCGGGCGGGCGCGACGACTGATGTTCTCGATCCAACCGCGAGCGCGGCCAACGCGCGGCGGTTCCTGGATAAGGTCGAGGAAGCGCACTACAAAGCCAATAGTGGCGATGTGAGCGTTGTCCTGGCCAATGAAGGGATGGTATGGGGCTTTGGTCGAGCGCTGCGCTACCTGGGGACGGCTGGGATGGGTCTCCTGGATATGACGCAGGATGGGTTTGGGCGTGAGTTCATGACGTACAAGGGTGCGCCTTTGCTGGATATGGGCTTGCTGACCGACCAGACGACCGAGGTCATTTCTGCTGCGGAGACTGCGGACGATGGTGGCACGGACGCGACGAGCATGTACTTTGTCCCGTTCAATATGGAGCATGGTATTTATGGCATCCAGTTGGGCGAGATGGAGATTTATGACCCCCTGGACGGTGCTGAGCAGGCGACCAAGCCGACGCGCCTGGTGCGTGTTGATTGGTGGTGTGGTCTGGCAGGCTTCGGGTCATACGGGCCGACGCGTCTGTATAACATCGAAACTCCAGCAAACTGGACGTAGGAAGGAGGTGATTTAATGCCCACTACTGTTACTCCCGTTACTGGGGCTGGTGTATTCGATAACACCTTGATGTTCACGACCTCGACGGTGACGCGTGGCAGTTCGGCGCTCCGACCATCGAGCGGGCTGAAGATCCGCGGCACTCCTGTGAAGGGCAGCGCTGTGCGGATTGTCTTTCCGACGGGACCCGGGACCACTGCAAAAATCCTGCCGCAGCTTTATGTCAGCGTGGACAATTCGACCTATCGCCTTGCTGCGCAGTATCCTGGCGGATATCTGTCGTGGACAAAAGGCCAGGGACAAGAGGTTATGCTCCCGTTTGATGTGCCGAGCGGCTACGCGTATGTGAAGCTGGGGTTCGCTTTTTCGGGCGGCACCACGGGTAGTTCATGGGGCGCGGTGAAAGCGGGCATTGTGCCACGGGCACATGGCGACTGGACGCGCGCTGTACGCTGGGATTAGCTGATCTGGGATCAGTCCTCCTTCGATATGGCGGGGGAGTGGCCTTCGCCTCCTCCGCCAAAGGTTTTTATTATGTTCATGGCCGCGGACTCTGTTTTCATTGCTGTTCCCTATTCTCGACCGCATTACGGGGCGTTCGTTTCGTCGCTGTTGTTTTCGGAGATGCCAGAGCTGGTGCTATTCAGACAGTTATGGGGGTTTGGGCTGGATGCGGCACGTAATTACCTGGTAGATTGTTTTCTCCAGGATACCCATCAGCCAGATTTTTTGCTGTTCGTTGATAATGACGCCGAGTTTCCGCCAGGGGCGATTATGCGGTTACTAGAGCATAATCTACCAGTGGTATGCGGGTGTATGTACACGGCCAGCCTGCCGCCAAAGCCCACAATGGGGCGATATCTGGGGCGGGGAAGCGATGGGAAGCACTACTATAAGTTTGCTGATGTGGCGCGCGAGATTGTTGGGGTGGCCAGGGAAGAGCTTGATAGCATACCCTCGACCAATGCGCTCATGTTCGATAAGTCGGAGCTGGTTGAGGTGGATGGCTGTGGGATGCACTTCACGATGATACGGCGCGATGTTTTGCAGGCCATAAAACCGCCCTATTTCGTCAGCCTGGAGTACGGTGCGGGGGGCGGGGAGGATTTTCACTTTTGTCGGCGCGTGAAGGATGCGGGGTTTGATATCTATGCCGATTTGAGCATTCATACGGGACATATCGTTGGGGAGCGAGACGGGGCCAGTTTTGGTCTGCGTGAGTTGATGCTAATGGCACAACATAGCAGGCTAGAAGATTTGGTTGACGACGATAGTGGCAATTGGGCGATGACATGATCGGATCATCCAGGCTGCAAGCGTTATCACAGTATCACTTGTCCCGGAAGGGGGAAGATGTCAATATAGTGGCTCCACTGGCATTCGATGATTTGCCACTGGAGTGGGATGCAAAGCTGGGGCCATATCAGATGCCTGATTTCCAGGTTGCGGAGCTGGCGAACGTCAGTTTGTGTGGGCCAGCATTGGTCGGGATTAAGGCGGGGGATATCGTGCTGGATGTTGGATACTACGGGCGGGTGGATTTGTGGGAGCGCAATGCGGCATATTTCGATATGGCTATGCAGGCTATTCGCATGCCACCTATCGAGTTAGATTGCGCCGTTAGCCTGGTGTCGTGCTGGTCGGGCAACTATTTCCATTGGGTGTTAGATGAGCTGCCTAAGATGGAGGGTGTGTTGTGGTATGCCTGCAGGCGGGGTATCAAGCCGACACTGCTGATACCCCAGGGGATTTCGTTCGCTAAGGCGTCTATTGCCAGGTTTTATCCACAGTTCGACGTTATTCAGGTGCCATGCGGGATCATCCATTACCGAGTTAATCGGCTGATTGTTGTAACTACTCGTCGGCATCGTGGTCGGATGGCACCAAGCGCGTTATCCTATCTGGGGGGGTTATCAGCCAATGTGCATCAGGCATTTACCACGCCTAAGATTTACATCCGGCGAGCATCTCCCACTAGGCGAGTAGTGAACGACGATGCTGTGATTGAATACTTGCTGGGGCGGGGCTTTACTGTATTGCAAAATGAGCTGATGGACTTCGATGAGCAGGTGCAGCGTTATGCTCATGCTACGTGTGTAGTTGGTATGCACGGGGCGGGGCTGGCTAATATTGCCTGGAGCAACGCGCTACGAAGCGTGGTAGAGATTGTCACACCAGACTATAGCAATCCGTGTTGCTGGCTGGTTGGGCAGCATATCAGCGAGCGCTATGGCATCGTCATGGGCGCGCCGGCTGAGCAGGCTGAAGATGTGATCGTGGATATTCACAAATTAGGGAATGTTCTGGACGCGCTGGAGGGGCGATGATGGACTTGAGGGAGCTGCACTATCGGCATGATGGCGAGCGAGCCTATATCCTGGGCAACGGGCCGAGCCTGGCGCAGGTTGATTTGGCGGCGCTGCGTTCTACAGGGGTGGTTATGGGGAGTAATCGTATCTACCTATCAGGCTTTGTTCCAGATTATTACGCGGTGGTCAACCCACTAGTGCTGAAGCAATACTGGAAAGAGATTGCGGAGCTGGATACGGTCAAGTTTATCAGCACGGGTGCGCTTGTGTCATCTGGGCTGGCGAGAGCGCGCAACAAGCGTGGACAGGTTGTGCCGATTGATACCAGCCTGAACATTCCAGCGTTCGGAAATCCAGAGGGTGTCATTTGGGAGGGGCATACGGTGACGTATGTGCTGCTCCAGTTGGCATATTACATGGGGTTCAGCGAAGTGGTGTTGATGGGCGTGGATCATTATTACGGTGCGTACAGCAGGTATCCTAACGCGGAGCTGATTGCGACAGGAGCGGATCAACACCATTTTCACCCAGACTATTTCACGGGTGGCACGCGCTGGCACGCGCCCGATTTAGCCAATTCCGAGATTGCGTATTCATTGGCCAGGAAGCAGTTTGAGAGCAATGGACGGCATGTGGTTAATGCCAGCGTATCCACGGCGCTGCGAGTATTTGATCTGGAGCCGTATCCGCGTGCGCTGGAATTGGGGTATAAGCCCAGGGTGAGCGCGATTGTTAGCGCCTATAAATGCGCGGACTTCCTGGATGGATGCCTATCTGATCTGTTTGCTCAAAGTGAAGATTTGGAGGTCGTGCTAGTGTGTCAGGAGGGGAGCGCTGAGGAGCAGATAGCGCGCGGGTTTGATCTGTCTGTGGTGGGGCATCGCAATCCCTACAGGCAGACTGGATGTCTCAGGATCATTACGACCAGCGATATTCCTGGCATCTATACGGCGTGGAATTTGGGGGTGCGCGCGGCGCGCGGGAAATATCTGACCAATGCTAATTCGGATGACCGGTGTCATCCAATGAAGTATGAGATTATGGCGGATATCCTGGATGCGCGGCCAGATATTGATGTGGTTTATGCGGATCAGCTTATCTGCTGGGATAATCCAATGACTTTCAATGAGTTCCAGACGGCGTATGCTGGGAAACTGCTGCGTGATGGGCGGTATGAGGGGGAAGCCGGGATATTCCGGTTTCCTGATTACTCCCGTAATCTTCTTGGTCAGCATTGTTTTTTAGGGTCTGCTCCAATGTGGCGCGCCAGCTTGCATCAGTTGTATGGCTATTTCGGTGAGCATTACAAGATCGCGGGGGATTACGAGTTCTGGTTGAGAGTGGCGCGCGATGCCAATATGTTGCACATACCATATCCATTAGGTGTGTACTGTGCGCGTTTGGATGGAGTTGAGTTGAGCGACCCTGTGACTGCGTTGGACGAAAGTCAGCGAGCCATTATGCTGCATCAGTCTCCAGGCGGCCTGGAGATTGTGCCACGCTCAGAAGCCATTGTTCAGATGACGATAGGGGGCGAATGGACATTTGTGCGAATCAGCGATGTGCTTGGGGCAATGCAGGCTGAGGTAGAGAGTTGATATGCCGACGTATGTGTATGGGTGTCCGTGTGGGCACAGAATGGAAGTTGTACATCGGATGAGCGATGATCCAGTGATGACGTGCGATGTATGTGGGAGCACGATGCAGAGGATACCGCAACGGGTAGAGTACTATCACAGCCCATGGGACACCCTGCTGGGGATTATGGACAAACGTTATATTGAGTGGCGCAGTAAGCGCCAGAAAGGATTGCTGCGAGGATGACGACCAGGAAAGCTGAAACAGAGGAAACCGGTCCCGGGTTGACACCAGAAGCGCAGGCAATGGCAGAGATGATTGCTGCGTTGCAGGCGAAACTTCAGGCGCTTGAAGCGCGGGTTGGGCAAAAGATTGAACCAGATGAACCCGTAAAGATGATCCGACCAGACACCCCGGAGCCGGGCGGCGCGTGGGTGGTCAAAGCGCCCAGCGAGGACTATAACGGTGAAACGGCGGGGATCAAGTTCACCAATGGCTGGGGGGTTGTGTATCCTGATATGCCAGATGCCGCGCGGCGTGTTCATCAGCTTGAACACGATTTCAAATATGGCGTTTTGGCTGTGGATGCACAGACGTTGGCGGAGTTTCAGAAGCGCATGACTGCGGGCGCGCCGGCCAAAGCGCCTGGCGTTAGCGCTAAGCTGGCAGTAGCGCAAGTTCTTGGCGGAGGTTCATAGCTATGGCGCAAGGTGATCCACGCGACGCACTGTTGTTTGATCCTGTTGGGGCGCATGTGGATGGGCCGACCATCAGCAGCGCGACCACGCTGACGCCTCCAGCCCAGGCAACCAAGATCATGATCCAGGCGCTTGGGCAGAATGTGCGATTCACCCTGGATGGCACCATTCCGACGGCAAGCACGGGGTTCCAGCTAAAGGCGGGAGATCCTCCAATGATCTTGCCATTGGGAAACGCGACTGTGTTGAAGGTGATCCAGGAGGCGGCGACGGCTGATCTGCAATATCAGTGGGGACAGTGATGAGATTAGGGCTGAGATCGCGTCGGTATGCGGGTCGCGCAGGCGCGTTCGGTGGGTACGTTGATCGTATCCTGGGGCTGGGGCCTATTGCCTATTGGACGATGGGCGAGGCGTCTGGCACTACAATGGTAGATATCAAGGGCGGGTTCAATGGCGCGTATGCCGCTGGGGTAACGCTGGGCAATGATGGGGTGGGCGGTGTGACCAGCGCGTATTTCAATGGCACTCCGAGCGCATACGCGCAGGTTACGGGTGCCGCTTTGACCAACCTGGCTGCGGCTTTTGCGAAAGACGAGTTTACTGTAGCGTGCTGGGCTAAGGTTAGCGGCGCGGGGGTGTGGACGGATAGCACCCAGAGGCGCATCGTCTATGGTGAATTCAGCGTTGATGGGGCAAACAACCATTTCTACTTGCGAAAAAACACCACGGCTAATCAGGTGCGCTGCGGACGGGCTGGCACCACACATAGAGCCGTGGATTACACGACTGCTGCTCCTACGGGGTGGTTCCATATCGCGCTGCGCTCCAGTCTATCTGGCGATTCGCTGAAACTGTACTTCAATGGCAGCGAGGTTGGCACACCTGGTACGGGACTATTGGCAATCAGTGGCAGTTTAGCCAAGTTTCAAGTAGCATATACTGAGGGCGCGTTTATCTGGTCGGGATACTTATCGCATCTGGTCATCTTTGCGCGGGCGTTGACTGCGGCTGAGATAGCGGGGGCAGCACAAGTATGAGATATAAAATTCTGGTCGTTCTAAATGTGCTGCTGTTGGCTATGATGCTGATGGCTATGGTGAGCAATCAGGCTATTTGGATCATCATGCCCCAGGGGATTGCGATTGGTGTGCAGCAGACCGGGGATAGTGAGTGTCGTTGGCGCGTCCATGCTAATGGGGTGCAGGTTTGGTGCAATGGGGAGGCTGCATTTGCGGGGTTTGGGCCAATCGTCCAGCCTGATGGTCGGGTGCTATTCGAGTTCAACGGCCATGGGGATGGCGTTGGTATTGTGCTGAACAATCCGCAGGGATCAGCTATCAGCCTGACAGCAGAGCGCGGATGTCTGGTAGTGCGCGACGAGCGCCAGGGGCCTGACCATGTGCTAGGTGTAATTGGAGATTGTGAGGTGCAGAATGCCCGTCAAGATCGGCAAACGAATCTACCACGACCACGATGACGCGGTTGAGGCGGTGAAGAAGTGGAAAAAGCCGCCAAAGGACCCAGATGCATACGTTGCGAGCATCGAACGCAAGCAGCGTGAGAAACCAGCGACGAAAAAGAAATGACGACTCTGGCGCAGATGACATTGGATGTGGCGAGCTACCTGGCGCGCCCATACCGAGGCACAGCCACGGGGGGTAGCACAACTACGGTAGTTGATAGCGCGCTTAACGAGCCGAATGATTACTTTACGGGGGGGACAATCTGGCTACTGAGCGGCAATAATGCGGGCAAGAGCACGGCTATCACAACCTGGAATAACACGACAAAAACCTTCACGTTTGCGGCGATGTCACTGGCGAATGCGGCGGGCAATCGGTATGCGGCGGCCAACCAGGATTATCCCCGGTGGTTGCTGATTGATGCGGTTAACCAGGCGCTGAAGGCCATTGGTGATCTGCCGAAGTACGACACCAGCTTGACGACAGTGGCGGATCAGGAGGAATACACGATACCCTCAGGGATAGGGATACCCTATGCGGTAGAGATTGCGTTGTACACCTCCGCGCCGTATGTGTTCATTCCGCACTATAACTGGCGTGTGGTCAATGGCAAGATTGTGTTCGCGCCGGGTGCTCAGCCCGATGAGACGGGTTATACGATGCGCATCACGTATCAGAGCGCACATGCAGAGCTGGTCGCGGACACGGACACGCTGGATCAGTTAGTTCATCCTGAGCGGGTGAAGTGGCGCGCGGTCGAGTATGCGTTGCGGTGGATGCTGAGCAAGCGCGGGACTGATGATCGCGACATTACGCCCTTGCTAGCGGAGGCAGCAGCGAAGGCTACTGCGGCTGATCTGATGCACCCAATCGTCAGAGCACAATTGCAACCTAAATTCCCGTATTGGGGGTGATGATGACTGTCAGTGTCAGTCCAAGCAACAAACGCAACACAGATCATATCAGTCTGTCGGATGGCACAACGACGATTGGGCTGGTACTATGTGACCGGCGGGGGCAGGCGGATGCGCGCGGGTATATGCGGCGCTCCATTCCGCGGAGTGCAATCAAGTTCACTCAGGGAGAGCAGGAGTACAGTGATCTGGAGCCGCCCTGGGTGGATATTGCGCAAAAGGATTGGAGTGGGGGGCATGGTTATGACCATTTCGAGGACAATCGGACGGGGTATTTTGACGGCCATGGGGTTGATACCATCCATGGGGGGCGAGTGATTCTTGGGCCGTCTGTGGGATACGCGACTGGGGTACGTAATTGGGCAGGATATTGGCCTGTCATATTTCCATATCAGAGTGGCTATGGTTATATGCCACCTCTCAATGCCCAAATCAATGAAACCACGCGGTATTATGCGGCCAAGTTTGTACCATCTGCCAGCTTTACAGCGACTCATATTTGGTTTTGGGCGCGCAGGACTGATGTTGGCACTGTGCTGACGGTGCATATCTACTCCGACTCGTCTGGGTCTCCAGGTGCCAGCCTGGGCAGCGGTACTATCACATCTGCTGATATGGGGACAGATATGTGGCGTGTTGTGCGAGTGTCTATATCCAGTGTGGCGCTGACAGCGGGTACATCCTATTGGGTCGTTATTGATCGGGGAGCGGGAGCAGTCAAAGCGCATGTGCTGGGGTCGTCTAACGAACCTGCTGGGGTGCTACCTATAAAAAAATCATCCGATGGTTCATCTTGGACAACTATCACGGGGCCGGTATATTTCCGGGTCACTGATGCTGAGAAACCCTACCGGGCGCATTTTGCAACCCTGAAGAACAGCTTGTTTGCGGCGCTGGAATATCTGGATTACGCGGATAGCAAGGTTTTTATCAATGGGACGCAGGGGGTAGCAACGGCAGGAGCCACAACATATTTGCGGGATGCCAATAATACGGCTATTACTGATGACAGGTTTAATGGGGGATTGATATATCTGTGGGATGGGCGTGGGTCAAATACGTATCGGCGGATTGCTGATACCCTGACGACCAATCGCGAGATACAGCCAGATACGGCCTTCCCGGTTTCGCCGGATACGACGACAAAGTATGCAGTCATGGATGTAGATGAGTTTGTCGAGGTGAGTGGACTAGGGGCTGGGAGCCGTGTCACAGATATGCTGAGTCTGAATGGGGCTATCTACGTTGCGCGCGGTGATGGCGCGGTTATCCGCAGGCTGAGACATTACTATTCTGGTGGGTCGTATTTTCAGTGGACTGATGAGGGAATCAACGCGACATTTTTGGAGGCTGTGAATGCCCAAGTGTGGGCGGCAAATCGCAGTCTGCCAGCCCAGGTGCGTCAAGCGACTGGATTGGATTGCACAGGGACAGGGGCAGTCGCAGCGTTGACGTTTGGTAGTGCGATTAACGTTGGTGATATGGGGGTCAAGATTACCAGCATTCTATGTGCGGGGGAAGGCTTCCCCCGGCTATTCGTTTTCAAGGAAGACAACATCTTTGAGATAGTTCAGGATGTGCCATATGAGTTGCGCATTTCTGCGCTGCGGAATGTGCGGGATGGCTCTAATGGACAGATGAGCGGCGTCAACGATGTTTATTTGTTCTTCAGCGTTGGGCGCAGCATTCAGCGGTACTATAAGGGGCAGATAGATGATATTTCTCCCCGATTGCCTTATGATCGGGGTGGATATCCTGTGGCGATGGTGGCATACCCTGGGCGATTGTATGTGGCATTCGATGGCGGAGAGCAGCACTACAGTACGATCCAATGTTGGAATGGGACGGGTTGGAATGAGGTCTATTGCGCGCCTGATCGTGGTATGCGGATACTCAATCTGTTCATTCAGCCTATTCCGGGCGCGAAAAATGTTGATCGGCTGTGGTTTTCGTGTGGGTCGGATATCTGCTGGATGCCACTGGTGGATGATGCGCTGAATTTCAACGATATAGCGGAATCTCCACTGCCACTGGAGTTTGCGCATCATCCATACACGGTTACGCCATGGGGGTATATCGAGACAGGGTGGATATACTCAGGGTTGCAGGATTTGAGGAAGTTATTCAACGCGGTGCGAGTCGAGGGGCATCGCAATACGCGGGATACTAGTATCGGACTCGGCACGTGGGAGGTGTGGTACAAGGTTGACGATGGGGATTGGGTGAGTGTAGGGAAGTTCGAGGGCACGGGTGTGCAGGACGATAAGTTGTTGGACACCAGCCATAATCTCACGGGGATCAGGATCAAGTTCCGCATTGGACTGGACGGTACGGGGGTATATAACACAGTACCTGTCGAGCTAAATGCACTGATACTGGAAATGATGGAGACTGTGCCGCATCGGTATGCGCTGGATTTAGTGTTCCGCGTAGCGGATAGAGATCGCAACCTGCTGGGTAGCACACCCAAAGCTTTGGGTGCGGATGCGGTGCTGGCGAAACTGCGGGAGTGGGCAAACGATGCGGGTACAGTGACGCTGAAGGGATACAGTTCGGAGTTAGGCGGCGATGGGCGGCGAGTGAAACTCGATCCGGTTGGGCCGCAAATTATCGAGTATGTGCAGGACGAGCAGCGCGCGGTTTATATCTGCACGATGACAGTGTATGAGGTGGAGTGATGCCGCAGCAATATCCACTGGTGCAGGGCAAAATCCCAGGGAGTTGGGAGGAGGTGCGAGTAGCACAGGCACTCGATTATCACAATCTGCCCTATCGTTACCAGGTGCCAATCCGCGGAGGGCGTCGGCTGAGGGGTGGTATCGTAGTGGACTTTGTAGTAAGCGCGCCTTTTGACACTCCAGTGGAAGTGTTCGGCGGATATTGGCATGAGGGACAGCTTGCAGAGGATGATAAGCTTAAGTTGGCAATTGAAGCGCAGATATTTGGGCGATTAGCGATAACCATTTGGGATTGGCAGATTCCTGACCAGGAGGCCGCCAACAGACTGATCGAGAGGCTATTCTAGTGGCAGCGAGTTACTACCGTATCTCCAGGCGCTGGGAGTGGTGCAGGCAGCAGATCATGATAGATGCTGTGCGGCTGGGTTCGTTGGCTCCGACATTGGGGGTTCGCCAGGCTGGAGCATCTGTGTATTTGGACGCGCCGGCGCTCAATTTTAGCGCGGCGACCAATCAGTACATTGAGTTTACATGGGCAGTGCCCGTGGATGCGGTGACTGCGCAGGGCGCATATCTGCGGTTTTTGTGGAGCCCGGGTCCTAGTTGGACTGCGGGAAACTACTCGTTGAAGGTTTCCTACGTACTCAAGCAGGCTGGCAATGCTATGGGTAGTGGTACGGTGGTAGGGGATAATGTGTTGGTTACGCCTAGCAGCGCCAGCGCGCTGGTCGAGTCAGTTATGCCAACCAACATAGCTATCATTCCTGGGGGTTGGCTGATTGTGCGGTTCTACCGTGATACTGCTGTGGACACAGGCAATGATGTATTGCAGCTATACAGCATTGGGGTGGATTACGCGCGCTGGCTGGATGGGCGACCACCAGATGTGCCACTGGAGTTGGCGCGAGGTTACTGATACTATGAAATTGATACTGATGTGGCTGTCTGTTATAACCTCCATTGGAGTTGCTGCGCTGTACTCGGTTGATCCGCGGGCCAGTGTGGGCGCGGGAGATGCGGCTATGCGGATGGTGCTCTTTTCGGGCGCGGTCATTGGATGCGGACTGTTTGCGGGGATGTTATGGCGGCATCCGAACAGGCGATACTATATTGCGCCATTGTCCTGGATGGTAAATTTGGCGCTGTTCTATCTGGTCAGGATCATAGGATGTCCCAATGATGTTGTGCTACTGAACAGTTGGAGTAGAATCATTCACCTTCACGCGCTCATCCTGCTGATAGGGGGATTGCTGATAGATGACCATAAATGACTGGATTAGCATACTGGTTCCGGTTGTTGTTGCGGCGTTAGCGAGTCTGCCAGGGCTGATGGCCTATCTGGATCAGGTGCGGCGGGCGCAGGGACGCGGCGACGCGCTCAAGACATACAAGGCATTGGTAGATGAACAGGTTGTCGAGTGGGAGCGCCAGCATAGTCGCAATCTCGAATTGCAACAGGAAATTGATGCGCTCCGGGATGAGATTGGTTGTTGGCGGGATGTGCTCAGACGGTGGCAAGCGGGAATAAAGCTGTTGATTAACCAGGTGGTTTCGACTGGACGTACACCTGTATGGGAGCCCAGTGAGGATGATATCCGATGTATCGAGAAAAAAGGAGATGGAAAAGTATGACTGCTGAATTGTTGTCGAGCGTAGCTGGTATCGTGCTGTCTCTGGCGGCGTCATATCTGCCGAAGTTCAGCGAGTGGTACGAGGCGCTGACGGGCGTTTACAAGCGCCTGGTGATGGCTGGGCTGCTGGTAGTAGTCAGCCTGGGCGCGGTTGGGCTGAGTTGCGCAGGCTGGTTTGATCCGCTGGTGACGTGCGACCAGGCTGGAGCGCAGCAGGTGATTTCGGCTTTTGTGGCCGCCCTGGTTGCGAACCAGGGCACATATCTGCTGAGCAAGGGGTAGAGGATAAGAATTAGGGCTGTTGGCCGGACAGCCCTAGTGAGTGGGGCTCCACCAGTCGTCCCGGCATAGGTTCCGGGCTGCGCCCCACACTCCCAATTATAGCACAGGCGTGCTGGAAAGCGCGTCTTGTGCTATTTCTGTTCATTTAGGGTATAGGTTTAGAGTAATTCTCTTTGCCTGGACAGGCGCTCTATGTAGCCGAACGCGTCAGCCAGTTCCTTGTAGCGCGCAATTTTGCGCGCCTTGTATCTGTCATCGCGATAGAGACTGTCGGTTGCTAGGATCATATCTTTGCGGGCGCGGTCTAGTTCCTGGGCGATGCAGTCCATCGCGATTTTGAGCGCCCTAGCGCGCGTGATTGTCATCATCTACGGGTCCTATGCACAGATGATCCACGGGAGACGGGCGATTGGACACGCGGTAGATAAAGACTTCCAGTGGGGGGCCGTATTGCTCGGTGTATCGTCTGACGGCCTCTGCGATTACCTGTTCACGTAGGGTATCATGGTTCGGCAGTTGGGTATGACGATAGAGGCCGCGGGGCAATTGAGCAAGTTGGTTCATGGCAATTTCTCCAGTATGACCAGTTTCAGCTTTTTAGTGCGCTGGGGCAGCCTGCGCCAGCCAGCGCAGATGAAGCAATATCCGGGATTGGGTGATTTGATCTTGCGCGGATCTACATACGTATAGAGACGCTGCCCAGGCCAGCGCGCCCAGGCCAGCGCTTCCGCTTCCAGGATTAGTTCACTGGCCAGGATGCCCGGCGATTCGTGGTGAAACAGCGAGCAGCATATACCCTCCTGCCCACTCTTATCGCGGCTTTTGCGTCAGACAAACAGGCTGAGACCATCAGCAGTGATGAGTACCATCTTTTCTCCGGGGCCAACAAACCGGTGCCGGCTCGGATTGTTGATATTGGCGTGCCGATTGTCCAGATAGCGATGATACGAGTAGTGCCGTTTTGCGATGGCATGAGCGCGCGGATCTCCATCACGGGTGGCAACCAGTGACCACCTACTAGCGCCGTCAGAACGGCTTCAGAGGGGCTTTTGTCGGGTAACATGACTGATTTTACCTGCGGCGCATATACGGCCTGTTGTAGGCCGTCAGAAGGGCGTCAGAAGGGCATCTGGTCATGGTCTGGCATCCTGTTTTTCGGGCTCCGACGTGATGACCAGGGTTACTGGATTATCTATGATGCCAGCTAGGATTTTTGACAGCGTGGACATGATACGGCTGGCGCACCATTCCGCGGCGTAGGGGGTGCCAGCGACCAGGACGATTGTCGTCGTCGTACCGCTATCTGTTCGGGAGGCAACGCGCAGGCTATTGATATAGGCGTCATGCGCGCCGCGGGCTGTGCGCCTGCGCAGTTCGTCCATTGCGCGGCTGAACCACCCTATATCTTCTGTTTGTGTCTTTTCTTGTATTATCTTTGCCTCCGAATTTCGGAGGGGTGCAGTATTAAATTCGGAGGGGTGGGCCTCCGAATTTCGGAGGGGGGCCTCCGAATTTCGGAGGGGTTTTCCGTTGCCATTTTTCGACCCCTCCGAATTTCGGAGGGGTTGGGAATCATCTGAAACAACCGCAGATAACCGGCTTTCGATGGTGACTTTTTCGGTGACCGCGTAGATGTGCGGTCTGCCGGATTGACCATCGGGCGTTAGATCACGCAGGTAACCATCCTGGCATAGCCGTATGACGGCTAGGCGGACGGTTGATCGTGCGATGTTGAGTTCGCGCGCTATTGTTGGGAGGCTGGCGTAGCAGACTCCGTTGAGTTGTGTGTAGCGCCACATGCGGCCAAAGACAGCCGCAGTGGTCACATCATATCTTTGGACTAGATGATCTATCAGTGGTGTCCAGCCCTGGACTTCGGTCAGTATCGTGCGTCGTCGTTGTTCCATCGTCGTTATCTCCCTCCTGGTTGGGGCAATTGTTACACATCATGAGCCACGCGGGCGTGGGGGCGAACATGCGCAAGCAGTAATAACAGAGGCTGTCCGTCATCTCTGCTGCTCCTGGGCGGCTAGTTTCCTGCGTCGTCTATTTTCCAGGTGGTGTTGCTGATCGTGTATCAGGTGACATCGCTGGCATAGCGCGCGCAGGTTGGCGCGCTCGTTGTTCTGGGGGTTATGATCCAGGTGCGCGACTGTGAGAATAACTTTGCTGCCCGTCATTGGATTTGGCTTGATTGGATTTGGCTTGCCTTGTTCAGCGCCACAGAATTCACATTTCCAACAGGCTTCTTTCCTGATTTTGAGGCTGATTTGTTCCCAATCTTTGGGATAGTTCTTGCGATTCATTGGCATGTGGATTAATCCTTGTTTCGGAAATCGTTGCAGTGTTGCTGATCGTATATCAGAAGAATAAATCGAGGATGTGCAATTGACCATTACGGTTCATAGTCGCTCTTGTGGTTGAATAGTGGCAACGTCGATAGCTCATCATCACTATCAGGTAGTGCGCTTCCCTGGTGCCAGTTGTCCAGCGCAATCAATCCCAGGCGCTCACGGGATTGCTGCAAGTAAGCCCAGGATAATTCCAGGCCAACATAATGCCGCCCCAGTTCGCGGGCAACCAGGCCAGTGGTCGCCGCGCCACTGAACGGGTCTAACACGATGCACGGCACAGGCTCACCAGCATCACAATTGCATGAGGGTTGCCAGCCGATAGTTTTGGGGATGGACTGCTGCCCGGTACGAAAGATTGATGATGGAGATGTTTCGGCTCCTGGTGCGTTGGCTCGGTGCAATCCTCCAGTAGGAGCCCATCTCAGATCGGGAGTTTTCTCGGACCGGTTCACAACCCGCACCCAGGGCTTGCCACACTTCGGACAGGCTCCACGTTCCGACGTGCCCGCTTTGATGCAGCGGCGCGGCAGCTCTGGCGGAAATGTGGCAAAGTGCGCGCCGCTGTACGGCGCGGTGGCTATCGTCCAGGCGTCGCGGAGGTTGCGACCTGGCGTGCCATCATCCATGACTGTTGGCCATCGCTCATACCCGCGCGTTGCCAATGTATGCGCGATCTGTCCTGGGATGACGGGGACGGGGGCATGGTATTTTTGGCTGCCCTTCATCATGGTATCTTTCCGCCCGTCATAATTTGCGCGCTCTCTCACTGCTTCCACGTCCCAGTAGTACCGCTCGCTTTTGGCGAACAGGTGAATCATTTCGGTGCTTTTCGTCGGCCTATCAGTCACGCTCTCCGGCATCGGGTTGGGCTTAACCCAGGTGATACCGCTGCGCCAGTACCAGCCGTCTGCCTGGAATGCAAGCGCCGTGCGCTCTGGAATGCCGCATTTGTCTTTGGGCTTGAGGTCGGGGACGTCAAATCTAATCGGTTCATATCGGCTTCCCGCGTTGCTATCCTTTTTTTCGGACGGCCCGCCGCTTCCTTTCGTCTGACTATACATTGAGTCCGCTATATTCCAGAACATAACGCCGTCATCCCGCAGTACCCGCCAGCACTCCCGCGCCACCTGGCGCATGTGACAGATGTAGCATTCGCCACAATTCTCGCCGGTCGCCCAGCCCAGGCAATCATGCAGTGGCTCTGATCCCAGTGCATTGCTGATGCCATAATCCCTCAACCCCCAATAGGGAGGGCTGGTTACAATGCAGTGAACCGATTGATCGGCCAGCGGTATCGTGAGAGCAGAGCCCTGGATCAGTTGAATTGTCATGATTGTGTCCATAGCACTACTATCGGTGCTGCGAACAGGGTTACTGTGCATGGCCAGACACAATCGGCGCTGGCCGCAAATGGCGTCAGGCTGATCAGATACCGGGCGATGATCCACCAGCACGCGCCCAGTATCAGCGCGGTGCACCAGAGTATGACCTCTAGTCGTACGGTCCACCAGGGGCGGCGCATCACCAGAACATGATCAGGAGGGCAGCACAGGCTAGCACGCCAGTAGCGATGATGAGCCACTCAGCACAGGTTAGACCGCGCCGGCGCTCGGCGTAACCGTAGGCGTAGCGCGGATCCCCATTGCGCTCATAGCTGCCTGGCGCGTAGGCGGCCATAGATGCCGCGGTGCCGTCTATGCGTTCGTCCCAGGGGATATAGGGCAGGCTGCGCAGGCCGCTGCGTGGGTCGGTGCCCTCAGCGATGCGCGCATTGTGCCATCGTATCGCCTCCTCGTAGGCGTCGTTGATGACGCGGTCGATGCGCGCTAGACGCGGGTCATTGCCATTCGACAACAGTTCGCGCAGTTCCTGCCTCGTAAACGTCTTGTCAACGTCAAATTCTAGTTTATCTAACCACTCGTCGCTCATGGTCGTCATTCCTCGCTTGTCCGGTTTTTCAATTCCTTATACTGCATATTCATTGCTCTCATGTCCATTGCGGTTTCGGTTGGCGCGGGCAGCGCGGTGTAGATCGGCGTTGCAGTACTTTTGCCAGGGGACGCGCGGGACGAATATCGTTTTGCATCCAGGCCACATACACGGCCTGGATACGCCTAGCACGATTGAGCCGTCTCGGACGCGGCCGGGGGGCGCGAAGACCAAAACCCTAACGGTGTAGGCGGCGATTTGGGGCACGTCGTCCAGGGTTGCGCCATAGGCGTCCACGGCCAGCGCAAACGCGGCGCTGGGTTTCAGTGTGCCAGACGCGACCGATTGCACATAGCGCCCTGTCCATGGGGGCGACTTACCGGCTACTGCGGATAGTTGCTCTGCCAGGTGCTGATAGTATGCGCCATTGCCAAGCGATTTTTCAAGCTCTGCCTGCGCTTCCGTGATGGCGCGCAGGCTGTCGCGTGTTAGCGCAGATGTATCATTTCCGGTGGTGTTCATCGCGCTCCTTACGCCCCTGGGGTTTTTTGGGGGGAGTAACTACGATGTAATCCGCGGATGCGCCGCAGCGGGGGCAGTGGTCTGGGATGCCATTCAACCAGCACGTGCCGCGGCAGCGACCGCAATCTACCCTGTACATGAGTTCCTGGTGTTTGGTGGGGTACGGGCTCACGGGAATACCCTCCGTTCCGCGGCCTGGGCGGTTAGCTGGGCGTGCCACATCTGCACGCTGGCAGTCTGGGTGGCGTTGATGGCCTGCTCAGCAGACCATCCAGTAGTGGGGGAGTCTGCGCCATTATCGCCACCTCCGCCACCACCTATGAGGCAGGCCATGGAGGACGATACCAGCAGTACCAGGATCAGCAGTATGATGACTATGGTTTTACGGTTAAGGTTGGCAACTGTAGTGGATTTGTGCATATTATGTGCCTCCTGTTCGGGGTGGGGGGGATTATAGGGAGATGCGACGCCATTGCTGGCTGTCCAGTGAGTCACGCACCCACGCGCTGCCGTCGTCGCGGATATCAACGCACTTGAGCCAGCGCAGTAGCGCATCCTGGGTCTGCGTTGGGTCTATCAGCCAGCGGCGCTCGCCCTTGAGGCCGATGGCTATCATGATCCGATTGATCTGATTCCAGTCGGCCTGAGATATCCCTAGTGCCTGCTCGCATTCTGGCCGCGTGGCTGGGCTGCCAGTGGTCAGATGGTATGTGAGGATCTTGTACCCAGCAACCATCAGGCGCTGGGCGGCGCTGGGTGGCGCTGGGATAGGTGATGCGTCTATGACTGTGGTGGCAGTGGGCATCTCTCGCTCTAACGCGCGCTCGGCGAATTGGAATCGGTAGTATCGCTCCTCGTCCTCCAGCCGCCATGCGCGCGTCGCGGCCTCGCGTGTCCACTGGATGGTCAGCACAGCAGCGACGATGATGCCTGCTATGATGGACAGTGGTATCAGATACCACACATAGGGGGCTGTATCTCGTGTTGCCGCGATGACTACGGCGGCTATGATGAGCATCACCAGCATAGTCATTGCTCCAATCACCCAGGCAGCAACTACGACGGTGCTGATCTGAGACTGGCTGGGTGGCCTCCGCTCAACGGTGATGGCCGGCAGTGATGGCGGAGGCGCTCCCGTCTGGCGAAACATGGACGATGTATCCTGGTAGTTACGAGACATATCAGCCCCCAGCACTATCAGTCCTCGTCGGCGCAGACAATTATTATGCTCTCTATGGGCAGCCCTGTTGCGACTATAATCCGCTCCAGGGTCTCCAGGCGTATCGCCTGGGGGGAGTGGATCAGGTGGGAGATGGTCTGTCGGGATAGGCCGGCGCGGCGCGCCAGCTCATCCTGGGTCCATCCTAGTTGCGACATGATCTCCCGTAGCTGGAATCTAATCATGGTCACCTCCGTAGGATATGATAGCACATGCGTGGTGAGTTGTCAAGACGGCAATACGTTGCGACAATTAGCAGACTGCCCTGCGGATGCAGGGCAGTCTGCTGCTATCATAGATGTGGGGAGTGTTTCAATCCGTCCCACCATGGGGCTGGAGCCGGGGTTGCTCCAGCCCTGTAGGGGGGAGCCGCAATGCGGGGCTATCGCCATTATAACATGCTCCCCGGAGACTTGTCAACTGGCGCGCCAACCACTATGGTTGGCTTGCCATTGGTGGCGCGGCCAGTGCGCAGGGAGACGCGCTTGCCGACCCAGTCCGCAAATTTCGCGCTCCCGACTATATCGGCTATGGCTACGGCCTGGGTCTTGTTGATGACGAGTCCGCGTTTTGCGCCCGCGAAATAGACGACGCATTTTAGTTCCATCTGGTTGGTGTATTTTGAGCGCATTTGCTCCCAGGAGATGCGCTCGATGGTCAGAGTGTATGCCTTTCCGGACGGGATGTCATCCGCCCGGAGGTATTTTGACGGCCATAATTCGCTCACTGTTGTCGGGGTTGCCATGGCTCCCTCCTACTCTATTCTATACTGTCTATACTGGGAATCCGTCGTCGGCTGATGGCTCCCAAGTGCCAGTCAGCCACGCGATGGCTGAGCGGGATGCGGACATGTACAGGTCCACCTCGGGCTCGGAGTACTGCATCTCGCGCATGATGCGCTCTCCCTGCGCGAGCCACTCTGTGTAACTGTACCGGTATCCGTTGATGTGGACGTTGCCACCAGCCACAATAAGCTGATGGCGGCTAAATTGGATGGCCGCGAACGGTCCGCGCGCTCCATCTAGGAGCGCCCCATCGAGCCGGATACCGTCCAGATTTGCGCCGCGCAGGTCGGCGTTGCGCAGGTCGGCACCACTTAGGTCGGCATTGTGGAGTATGGCTCCCTGGAGGTTGGCTCCGTGGATGGAGGCGTCCTCCAGAATCGCATGGCTGAAATCTGCCTCGCGCAGGTCTGTGTGGTCAAACTGCGCATCCATGAGGTAGCAGTGACGGAAGGACGCCCGACGCATGTGGGCGCTTGTGAATAGGGCATCGCGCAGGTAGGAGCGGTCAAAGACCGCGTTGGACGCCCATGCGCCGTCCGCATTGAGGCTCAGTGCGTGCAAGCACAGCTTTGCGCCGCTCATGTCGCAATAGGATACGACTGCATGATTAAGGTTCCTCTCTACTTGCCGCCCAGCGGCGAGCAGGAGGGTTTCGTAGTCTTTTACTTTCGTTTTCATCTCTCAATCCTCTCTCAATCCTCGCTTAGGTGGGTGGTATAGCTCAGCCACGCGATGGCTGAGCGGGATGCGGACATGTACATATCTACCTCGGAGTCCGCGTACTGCATCTCGCGCATGATGCGCTCTCCCTGCGCGAGCCACTCTGTGTAACTGTACCGGTCTCCGTTGATGTGGACGTTGCCACCAGCCACGATAAGCCGGTGGCGGCCAAATTGGATGGCCGCGAACGGTCCGCGCGCGCCATTTAGGGTTGCCCCATCGAGCCGGATACCGTCCAGATTTGCGCCGCGCAGGTCGGCGTTGCGCAGGTTAGCGTTGCGCAGGTCGGCGTTGCGGAGTATGGCTCCCTGCAGGTTGGCTCCGCCGAAGGAGGCGTCCTCCAGAATCGCATTGCTGAAATCTGCCTCGCGTAGATCAG